CATCATTAACTAATATTCCAGGTATCCCATCTGAATCAGATACTGCTGTTTCATCTACAAGTGCTACAACAGTCGCAACAATTTCCGCATCTACATATCGTGCTGCAATGGTTGATGTAGTAATTACACAAGGTTCTGCATATCAAGCAGGTCAATATGGATTAATACATGATGGTACAACAGCAACAATAGTTGAGAAATTTGCCATAGCAACAGGTTCGATGCTAGGAACCTTTACAGCAACTATCAGTGGTGGTAATATGCTAATGCAAGTGAATATGGGAAGTTCATCTTCCGCAACAGTCACTGTTAAAGTTAACACTATTACAGTATAATGAAACTATCCATCAGTAAAGACGGTCTAGTAAACAACAAGGAGAATTGGACAGATGATGTATCCCCCCAACAATGCGTTCGAACTTCTGTACATTCTGTACTGGAAGAGTTGGATATTCAAGTAAAGGAAGAATGGGAAATGGATGATGAGACAATAGAAATTACTATATAAAATACTTCCTTTATTAAAAATGAAAAAGTTTATTGGCTATAGCCTAGGAACTTTAATCGGTTTATCTCACATTGGGATGATAGGAATGATTGCTAGAAGAGAATCATTACCTAAAATAAATCTTCCTATTGGAGAGTATACTTCTTATCACGTACAGGCAAATAAAGAAGGATATAGTATACAGTATAGAGCACACGATCCTAGAGTTTTAGTAAAGTCTGAACATGTCGATAGACCTGCTGGATTTTTAGGGTTAGGTAAAAAGAAAGTAGAAATACATGAGCAATATTATGTCGCTCCATCAGAGAGTAAAAGTGGTGGATTAGATCCTAAAACCATTGCTTGTATCAAAAAGAAAGGTGGTGGAGAAGGAACAGGTAAAATGGTAGGTGGTGCATTAGGAACTGCTGCTGTTACAAACACTGGACTTGCATCCGTTCCTATAGTAGGATGGGTACTTGCTGGTGCCGTAACTATGATGGGTATGAATCAGGGTGAAGAAATAGGTGGTCAGATGGCACAAGATTTTGCTGAAGAATGTGATGAAGTTGATGAAAAACTAAATAATTAACGTATTTTTATTATTTTAACATGGGACCAGCACAAATTGCTGCTTTAGAAAACTGTGGTATTCAGGTCGAAGATGCCACTGGAGATATCAAGTTTCGTGAATTTGAGACGTTTGATGTCATTAAACCAGACCCTATAAAGGTTCCACAATCGAACATACAATACGAAGACCCTTTAGAAGAAGCAACTAAATTACCAGATTATAATAAAGTTGGAAATATAATCGACGTATATCTGGCATGGAGAGGAAGCAACTACATGATAAAAATGTTTTTCCCTTCAGTCGTAAAACCATCACGCAGAGAAGTTCAGGATCAAGTGAGAAAAGTGTATCCTGGTGCTAAACTCTGGAATTACCAAGTATCAGAACATGAACCTGGACAACCAATCCTCCAAACAACGGGAGGATGACAAAACTAAAGATTTAAAGAAGAAAGTAAAGAATCTAGAAAAAGCATTAGACTTACAACAAAGAACAATAGAACACGATAGAAAACACTTTGGACAAACTTATGAGATGATTTAATTATGCCTGTAGTTGACGAAATTTATCTAGGTAACCCGAACCTAAAAAAAGCAAATGTTTCTGTTGAATTTACACAGGAACAATTATTGGAATATGTGGCATGTAGGGAAGACCCAGTTTATTTTGCAAAACAGCATGTTAAGATTGTTTCTTTGGATGAAGGTTT